TGAACATCCTGGCTGCCAACTTGAACTCTCTCTCCTTAGGATATAGACTAACAATAAACCACTCAGGGGGAACCTCCCGCCTCTCGATAATGTCAATAACTGCTCTCACAGACACTTCTTCTCTACCTAACATCTCCAGAAGCAATCGTTTCTGTGATCTTGGGCGGATCTTTCTATCCCAAGTTGCTCTGAATTCATCCCTATAGTAGGAGATTGATTTATCATCCATCAGGTCTGTGAAGTTAGTGTAGTAATCAAATTCTTGATGTTGCTCGAACCGCGCATGCTCCCAATCGCCAAGAGGGTATGATTCTTTTCGGATGGCCCTATCTCGTATCTTATACAGCTGGTATAGCTGAGTCTGTTTTCCTTGGGGAGTAAAGGAGAGAGGGGGCCATTGCCCAGATCGGTGGACGAATCCCTCCAGATACATCCTACACCAGTTATTCCTCAGCTCGCGCCCGCTTGAATAGAGAGTTCCCATAGGGCGAGAAGCCTCATAAGCCGCTGATGCTCCCCCATGCCCGGGGTCAATTAGAGGATGCCCGCAGGTGCGCTGGAGCCCGAAGATCTCAACGAGCAGAGGCAACGTAGGAGTAGATGCCAAGATGGAGATCAAATCATCTACTTGGTAGGAGGCTGAAGCCCCATTTTCTCTCTCTTTCTCGCGAACCAGTGCTCTCATCCGGTCCAACACGTCATTCTCAGAAGCCCCTAGCAAAGGATCCTCGGCGTGAATGATGAAAGCCTTCGTGATAGGCTCTAGTTGTTTTGCTATTTCATATCCTTTGTTCCCATATCGGTATAGACACTCCTCTTGCCAGAAGAAGACCCTCTCGATCAGCTCGTCTGCCCTAGAAACATCAGGATATATAAGAGAGACAGCCATGTGGACATTTGCTCTCATGAGCAAGATGTCTTTGATGCACAAAACTTGTTCGTAAGGAAGAATGTAGACGGTTGTGTCCTGAGGATACACAAGCGCGCAACAATATTGGTCTCCCACTAGCCACAGGTTATCCTCTGATTCCTTGTATAGGCCTCTCGCCCCCTTTGCTTTTCCCGTGTTAAGCCCCTCCACAAACCTAACCCAAATCTCAGCCCTGGATAAGTACTCCCTCATCTTAGTGGGGGCTGTGTCCGGAACGGCTGGGAGGATCAACGACCCATTGATGCTTTTCATTCCCTGCGCTGCTTGATCCCAGATGTGTCTCGCTATCCTCCACGCCTCAGAGGTTCCTACCACTTTGTGATGTTCGTTCAGAGTGGCAAGGATGATGGGGAGAAGTCGCGGGGTGTAACAAGAAATCTCCCACTCCATGGAGACGTTTGCAAGCAGCCACTTGCTCAGGCTTCTCGTGTACCGTGGCGTTGCCCCCTCTCGCAGCTCTAAGAGCTCTGCGTAACACTTCAACATCTCTCCTTCTATGATGGGAGAGTCCAAATAAGAGTTCAGAAAAGACCGGTGAGGAGTATCCATATTTTTTAATAAAGAGAAGTTGTATTCGTTAGTTCTCGTAGGGTGATCTTTCAGTCATGTAAGCATCCAGGGCTTCCGTGTCTTCTTCTCTCCTGATGCTTTTCTCGGGCGAGAGGGAAGGACGATGCTCGCGGGTACAAAATCATGCACAACGTCCGGGATTTCCTCCTCTGCCAACGGAGTGTGGGATGGAGTTAGAGACGTCGTTGAAGCACCCATAGCGTCGACCATGGTCTGTTCAGCTGCCTTGATCATTTCGGAGGTAGCAGAGAGGTCGTTTATCTTGTCTGTCAGCACGCTCCGAGTAGCGAGGAGCGCCTTCCGAACATACTCCGCTGCATCAGCCAAGTACTCCTGACTCTCCACCCGCCGAGGAGGCAGTGTGCGCTGAAGCGCATCATCAGAAGGCGGCTCGCCTCGGCTGAACAAACAAACACACACCAGGCTGTAGGAGAGGTCTGACAACTGCCCCAAGCTATTCTTTGCCTCTCGCAAGTCTCTCTTCATCGCTTCATTTTCTTGCACTATGGCTTGAATTTGATCGATAATGGTCATGGTGAGGATCTTCTGATATGCTCGTTTCCTTATTTCTCGTTCTTTATTATAGAGAAGGAGAACAGTCGGGCAAGATCATCGAGACACCCGAACCATAGCCATAAGATCAGCAATCCCGTCAGCATCCTCGCGAGGAG